GGAGAAACAACTGCGACAAGTTATCAATCTCCTATTCTTTCTACTACAAGCTACGATTTTCTTGCTTCGTTTGTTACTGATCTCAATGTTCCATCTGCCACAGCAATCCCTGCAGGAATTTGGGATTTCAATATCTTCGTAGAATCAACGACCACAAATTCTGCAAATCAAGTTCGTTTCAAAGTTGAGATTCTTAAATATGATGGTGTAAATGCTCCAACGCTCCTTGCGACTTCTAACGATGTTTACATTTACGATCCTGCTGAAATCAATCAGGAGGTTGCATCAGTGGTCATGCCACAAACTACGATTCTTGCAACTGATCGAATCCTTGTTTATTTGTATGGACGGGCGAATCAAAACAACAATCGCCTTACATTCCATTTTGGTGGGCAATATCCATCGCATACTCATTCCACTATGCCATCCGTCACGGGAACTGGCGTTGCAAAAGTAGTAAATGGAGTATTCCAATCTCCAGCAAGTACCATTGTTGATGCCGATGTTTCAGCAACTGCCGAGATTGCTCAAAGTAAAATAGCCAATTTAACCACCGATCTAGCTAATAAAGAACCTGCATTTTCGATACTTCCAGAGTCTAAAGGAGGCACTTCTGTAAATGCAGGCGAAACAATTTTGTTGGATACAAATGCAGATGTTGTTGCCGATCAAGCGGCTCCAGTTCGAGATGCGAATTTCAGGCCCGGCTGGTATTTCTCAAACAGTGTAGCAAACAGTAAGTTCAATTGGTATTTCTACTCAAAGAATACAAAAAATCTAAACCTCACGCTCGGCAATAGCAATCTGTATTGCATTGCGACGATTGACCAACTGGCAAATCAACACCCCGGATTTCCAAACCAAGAAATTCCAGATGGGCCGAATCTTTACATTTACACAACCCCTCAAGTTGGCGATCCGACTTGGTATAGGAGTCGAGTAGTTTACACGCTAGTAGAGGGTTCTGGACAGCAAACTGGAGTTAAATATCTGATGCATACGGGTGCTGATCCCGGCGTGTTCCCAGAACTTCCAAGGTTGCAGTTGATTAAATCAAATGCTACTTCAGTTGGGCCGCAAAACCCTAACGAAGAAATCCTGTATTATTCGGTGCAAAGCAACTCTAACGCACCAGTAAATACTGTAAAACTTCTGATTGAATCAAATGGGTTTGTTGCTGAAGAAAATGGCTTTTTCACATATGATTTTACGCCAGCTTTGTTAAACCACACGCACCCCCTTTCGCAGATTACTCAAAGTGCGGCGTTAAACGAACAAGTTCCTGTGTGGAATGGAACTGCGTGGGTTCCTCAAAATCAAGTTATTGATAATTTAGGTAATCGGGAAATAGGTTTTGCTGGAGACTCGTTGGCATTGGGTTACGGCACAACTGATATGTCTCTAAGTCCGTTTGCATGGTTCTGCTATTACCTTAATCCAAAAAGCAGAATGATGAATTGGGATCCAAGATTGGCATATGTCAACTCGACTCCATTTACAACTCTTGATCCTAATGGTGGGTATGTTTTTGCAAGGTCTACAGAAAATTCACAAAACTTACCAAGGCAACTTGCGCTTATTCAACAAAAACCACCATATCTATTGGTTCTTCAAGTTGGATCAAACGACAGTTTTGCAACCATCACAAGTGCAGATGCGGTTTTTGCGGCAGTAACAAGTTTTTTAACTGGCGTGAAAAATGCAGGGGTTAAACATACAATTGTTTTCCCAGTGCCTCCAAAAGCCAGTAATGCTACTGCGCCAACTGCAACAATTAGATTAACAAATGAATACAATAAAAAATTAGAAAATTATTGTAAGGCAAATTCTAAAGACTTAACATTCTTTGACACTTATGAAGGAATAGTTAATCCAACGAATCAAACTTATGTGCCAGTAGGAGTGTTTAATGGAACAACTAAAGAATCTGTTACTTACGATGGCCTTCATTTCAGCACACAAGGAGTTTTTCAATTTCAAGATGTATTTGAAAACACGCTTTTCAATGATTTGCCAACCATAAAACCCAAGGCAACCAATCCTGCTGATATTTGGGATGCTACAAATAACATCAGAGGCAACCTTTTAGGTGTAAATGGCTTGATGCTCACTGATTCTGCTGGTGTTGCAACTGGTTGGACTTTGACTCGTCAAAATGGCACAGGCATGAATTTTACTCCGTCAAGAGTTGCAAGCGAATTGTATGCTGGCTACACCATGCAAAGAATTGCTATCACAGGAACTCCAACCGCAAGCAATGAGCGAATCCAATTTCGCTATAATGTTACTAATGCAAATTTTTTCAACAGAGGACTAACGAACTTTTATTTTGAATTAGTTTACCGAATTAAAAATTGGAACAATTTGTATTTACCTAATGTGGTTGTTCAAATTAATGGCACAGGCAGTCAAGGATTTAATTTGGAAGGTGGAGGTTCACTTGGGACATTATCAAGATTGTCGCCAATTACAGATGGTTATTTTCAAGTTAATTCCACATATCTATTAAAATCAGTTCCTGCCACCAATTCATTTGACATCTACTTTAACACTATTGGAGTGCCGGGTTTGGTGGTAAACGCAGAAGCAGAAGTTGGATTTGTAGGATTGTGGGGAATAAGCTAAAAATATGAACGATAATGTTTCTTTCAATGGAATTATTGGAACATCCACTTCTTTAGGTGGTGTTGTTGTTTCTCTTTTCCCTCATGTTGAGGCATGGGTGCGATTGAGTGGCGGTATTATAGGCTTGATTGCTGGCATTCTTACTTGTATTTACATGATTCAGAAGATTTCCAAACAATAAAAAAGATAAATAAAACTATGATTAAAAAAATACTTGGTTGGCTAACCGGAACTAGCAAAACTGTCCTTGAGTTTATTGGGCCTATTCTTCAGCGTTCAGTGTCTGACATTCTTTCTAAAATTCTGCCAATTGCTCTTGAGGTTGTTAAATCCCTTGCTACTGATGATGCAAAAACTGGCGCACAAAAACGAAATGATGCGTTTAGAAAAATCAAGAGTATTGCCACTCAAGAAGGAATTGAAGCAGGAAATCAAACAATTAATCTTGCAATTGAACTAGCCTTGTCGCGGCTTCGCTCTTAATAAAATGGACGAGAAATACTGGTTTCAGTCTAGGACGATCATTGGTGTTTTCGTGATGATCTTGTCTCAGGTTTTGAAGCATTTCAATGTTGATATTATTACTCACGAAATCACTGAAATTGTGACTATATCAATGGATGCGATTGGCGCATTTCTTGCAGTATATGACGAAGCCGGGTGGTGCGTTTAATCCTAAAGCTGAAGTTCGCAAGGCTAAAAAGGCATGATGCCATTACTGGCAGCTTTTTTAGTTACAAATATTCCTTTCGAGGAAGTAAAAATACCAGACAATACAATTAAAATTCTACCGATAGTAGATGATCGTTCATTCATCACTAGATTAATTTCTAGCATTCGCATAAACGAAATTTCGTTGATACCGCCAAAAATTAACATTAAAGGAGGAACAGATTTTTAGCCATGATTCATAAATTACTTGAAATAGCTCAAAACGAAGTTGGTGTTCGTGAGTCTGGAGGCAACAACAAGGGGCAGCGAATACGCGAATATCAGGCTTCTACAGACCTTGCTCCTGCTGCTTGGCCTTGGTGTGCTGCATTCGTAGATTGGTGTATTATGGAATGGTTAAACGATCCAGAGGCTGTTCGTTGGCTAAGTTTAAAGAACAGAACGCCTGAAGCGTGGAGACCAAAAACAGCATTGGCGTATGGCCTAACTGCATGGGCTAGAAAAAGGCCAAATACAACTAGGATTTTTACGGAAAAAGCAAAGGCTATGCCGGGAGATATTGTTACTTTTGACTTCTCTCATGTTGGAATTGTTGTAAGCGACAATGGAACGTCTATTAAAACAATAGAGGGGAATACGAATGGCAGAGGCGATAGGGATTCAACATCTGGAGATGGCGTATGGGAAAAAATTAGAAAAAAAACGCTTGTAAAAGATTTAATTCGTATTAATCCAAGTCGCTCCACCTAAAATTACATGGCAAACATTACGCACAAGTGGAAGCGGATACTAGCTGTATCTTGTAGCCACGCAAAATATTGCGATACGGAAGCATTGAATGCTGTCCTAAAATTCCAATCAGACTTCAAGCCGCACACAACGATTCATCTAGGTGATTTTGTTGATTTAACTGCTCTTATGGCAGGCGCAAAAGGGTCAAGTGAAGCAGAACCATTAATTCCTGATATTGACACTGGCCTAATGCACCTAAAAATGCTTAAGGCAAATATTGTTCTTTGTGGCAACCATGAAGATCGTGCATGGAGACTTCAAGCAAGCAACAATGCGGTTGTAGCTCATGCCGCATACAAGATTGTTGAGGCTATTGGAGATTGTTGCAAAAAGCTTCGCGCTCCACTTATCCCGTATGATGGAGTCTTCCAGATGTTCGACATCGCAGACATTGGATTCCAGCATGGCGTTCTTTTCAACGAAATGGCGGCTAGGGACACGGCAGAAGCATTCTGCAATAGCACTAGAAGGAAGGTAGTGTTTGGGCATTCGCATAAGGTATCAATGCAACCCGGACGTAATCTAGTTGGTGGCATGGGATACAATATTGGAACACTAACAAAGCGATCATCCATGGATTACGCAAAGGCTCGCAGAGCTACGCTTGCTTGGACTCAAGCGTTCCTTTGGGGAGAGTATTGCGAGGAACTAAAGCAGTCCTCCATTCATATAACAAGCCGTGAGTCAAATCAACCTTGGAGGCTTCCATGACTCCAAACGATTTTCTTAAAATCATACACCAAGAAATTTATCCGATAGAGGAGGTTCCAGAAGGATGGTATTCAACGGAACAGCTTGTAGAGATGTGGGGTATTGAACAAAGTAGTGTTCAGAAAAAGATAAAAGCTGGGAAAAAACTTGGATACGTAACGCAAAAGAAATTTTTAATTAAAAAAAACAAGGTTATTAGTGTGCCTTACTATAAATTCCATGAAAAAGAAAATAATCAGAAAGTCAATAAACGGGAAGACATGGAAAATATTGTTCGGTCATGCGGGAAAAACAAACGGAGTCGATAATGATGGGATTTGCGACTACGAAAAAAGGACTATTTTTATCAATCCAAAATCAAGTAGAAATTTACTAAATGTATTGTCGCATGAACTTCTTCACGCAAGGTTTAGAGACCTAGAAGAAGATGCGATTGAGGAAATGGGAACGCTTATTGAGGAAGCGTATGAAGAAATGAAAGAAATAACTTGACGCCAAAATTTATAATTTATGTAATGGCAAGATATTTTTATGGCTAAATATAATTGGATTCCAAGCCAAACATCTTCAAGTCACGGATGCGCTCCATTAAATTCAATGGACTGCAACTGGCCTAATGTTGGAGCTACTGGCGCGTCTGGTGCTACAGGTGTAGGGGCAATGGGGGCTACTGGGCCTCAAGGCGCAACAGGCATTGGTATTCGTGGCTCCACTGGCGCAACTGGACAAGTAGGAGCTACTGGAATAGGAACTCAAGGCTTAACTGGTTCAACCGGAGCAACGGGATTGGGAGCAACAGGCGCAACTGGAGGTATTGGGGCAACAGGTTTGCGTGGATCTACCGGAGCAACTGGGCTTGGAGCAACTGGCGCAAGCGGAATATCTCCGGTTCTTACTCGGCAAAGCTTCACGACTCATCCAATTCAAGTTGGAATAAATACTTTTTATTATGATCCTGCTGAGATTGGCTGGACTTATGGATCTCGCATTCGTGCCGTAGCTAATTCGGCATACCCTTTCGACTGGGTTGAGGGAAATATTTTAGAGGTAGCGAACAATTTTGTTACTGTTTATATTGACAAAACTCAAGGATCAGGAACATTTTCTGACTGGCAAATTGCTCTTTCTGCTGATGGTGGAATTGGCGCAACAGGATCTACTGGCCTAACTGGATCTACAGGATCTACTGGCCCTCAAGGAAGCACAGGATTAACTGGATCTACTGGGGCTACTGGGCCTCAAGGCGCAACAGGCCCAACTCCAGATCTTTCTGCCTATGTATTAAAGTCTGGCGACACAATGACTGGAAAGCTAGTTGCCGCAGCCGATGATACTGCTTCTAAATTAAATATTGGAAATGCCATTACAGGAACAACTCCAACTACCACAGTAAATGGAGACCTTTGGATAACTAGCGGAAATAGATTGGGATTTAGATCAAATTCTACAGTTTATAGCACCGCACAAACAAATCTACAAAATGTCTTTAATCAACCGCAGTCGGTTGACACTTCTGCCACGTTTGCCGCACTCCGCGTAACTCAACGAGGAACTGGTGAAGCATTGCGTGTTGAAGACGACACGACACCTGATTCTACTGCATTTGTTATTTCTAATTCGGGAAGGGTTGGCGTTGGAGTTGCGCCTGATGTTTCTGTTGGTTTATCTGTAGATACTACCGGAATTAAGTTTGGTGACGGAACCATTCAAACTACTGCATCTATAGCTGGAGCAACAGGTGCTACTGGTGCTACGGGTATAGGCGCAACGGGTGCTACAGGCGTTCAAGGATTAATTGGAGCTACTGGCCCACAAGGCGTTCAAGGCATCCAAGGAGTTCAAGGAACACAAGGCAGCACAGGATCAACTGGTATCTCTGGAAGTCAAGGAAGCACTGGCTCAACAGGAGCGACTGGCGTTGCAGGAGGACAGGGATCGAGTGGTGCAACTGGCGCGACTGGCGTTGCTGGAACAAATGGAAGCACAGGAGCAACTGGTATCGGCGCAACTGGCGCGACAGGACTTACAGGAGCTACAGGAGCGGCTGGACAATCTTCTTCGTTTTACAACTATAAGTCTGATACCACTATAACAAGCGGAGTTCCTGCAATAAATACATTGTATTGGAATAATGCTACGCAAACTTCATCAACAATTGTAACGCTTTCACATATTGATGCGCTTGGAAACGACATTGATGTTTTCTTTCCGTTATTTAAAACAAACGATACATTTGTTATTCAAGATCAAGGGAACTCAAGCAACTTCCAAACTTGGAGAATTACCGCAACCCCAACTGTTGTTCTTAATAGTTATATTTCTATTCCAGTAACACTTGTTACATCTGGCGGAACTTCTCAATTTGCAAACAACCAACAATTGATATTTGCAATTGTTACTTCTGGCCTTACTGGCGCAACAGGATTAACTGGCGCAACAGGATTGCAAGGGCCACCGGGAACAGCAGCAACGCAAGGCGCGACAGGCAGCACAGGCATCCAAGGTTCTACTGGCGCAACAGGTATTGGTGCTACGGGTGCAACTGGTATTCAAGGTATTCAAGGTAGCACGGGAGCTACTGGCCCTCAAGGATCACAAGGCACGACAGGGGCTACTGGAGTGCAGGGTGTTCAAGGTATTCAAGGGATACAAGGTTCTACTGGTGCAACTGGCGCGACTGGCGTTGCAGGAGGACAAGGTGCTACTGGTTCTACTGGCATTCAAGGCATTCAAGGAATACAGGGAGCTACTGGCGTTCAAGGTGGCCAAGGTGCAACTGGGATCGGCAGTCAGGGGGCGACTGGCGCAAGTGGTTTGTCAATAGTTGGCAGCACAGGAGCGACTGGTATTGGAGCAACTGGCGCAACTGGCGCAACCGGAGTTGGAGCGCAAGGGGCGACAGGAGCTACTGGCCCCGCTGGTTCTGGAGGTGGCGCAACTGGAGCAGGAACTGATGCTATCTTTTGGCAGAATGGCCAGACCGTGAATACATCTTATTCAATTCCAGTTGGAATAAACGCTGGTAGTTTTGGCCCGATAACAATTGCATCTGGAGTTGTAGTAACAGTTCCTAATGGTGGAGTATGGACTGTAGTGTAGAAAATGTTTGACTTCAATTTTCAGTAATGTAAAAACAACCAATCTTATATGTCTTGCAACTGTAACAGCTCAACTTATAGCAGCACTTGTTGCCCTGAGGTTCCATATCCAACAATTTCTTCAGAGTCCGTTCCTTCACTGATCGACAATCTTGTTTACGCTCTTTACGGAACGATAAACAAGACGATTACTAATGGCAGGGTTATTTGGGATGTTCCGTGTGACCCTAATAACACGACTGAGATTTTTGATCAGCCTCGTCTTGATGGTGAAGGCTTGATGTGTTACTTTATTCGCCTTGCCAATGACGGAACATTCATGGGCGCAACTGGCCCGATTGGAGTTACTGGACTAACTGGCTCGACTGGAGCTACTGGACTTACTGGAGCAACTGGGCCAAGTGGTGGCCCTGCTGGTGCTACTGGGGCTACTGGCCCTCAAGGCCCAACTGGGCCGGGTGGTGGTGCTACTGGATCAACGGGAGCAACTGGCCCTGCTGGCGGTGCGACTGGTGCTGGTGGAGACGCTATCTTCTGGGAAAACGATCAAAATGTCACCGCAAGTTATACAATTTCTACAAACAAAAACGCAATGACCGCAGGGCCGATTACAGTCAACGCAGGAGTTGTAGTGACAGTGCCAAGCGGATCAACATGGACTGTAGTATAAAGGATAAAAATTATGCCAGTAACAATTAACGGAACAACAGGAATCGTAAGTCCAAACTATACTGGGAATGGATCAGTCCCAACTGGAAGTGTGTATCACTTTGCATCTTCAACTGCACCAACTGGTTTTTTGATTTGCAATGGTAATACAGTTCCCAATGGCAACGGAACTGTCCAAGGCGTAACAACTGATTTTTCTACACTCTACGCAATCCTTGGAACTACTTATGGAGTTGCAGGAACGCTGCCAGATTTGCGTGGATATTTTGTTCGCGGGTCTGGAACAAATTCTGATGGAACTGCCTCTGGAACATTTGGAACAAAACAATCTCATTCTATTGGGCCTCACACTCATGGATTTAACACGTTGTCGATTTTAAATACTGGAATCGACAGTCCAGATGGAATTGGAAAATCTTGGCCAACTATCTCCGCAACAACAACAAGTCAAACACCATCAGGAACAACCGAAACCCGTCCAGCTAATATTGCACTTCTTCCATGCATTAAATACTAATTATGGCAACATCACTCTCATTAGAAAACGACTCCAGCCTCGCGCAAGGGTATATCAAGGTTAATGGAACTACTGCCGCTACGATTACTACGAGTGGCATCACAGCGAATTTGACTGGCAATGCTGATACTGCTACCAAGTTCTCTACTACGACTGGTTCTGCTCCAGCATACGCTTGCCGAGCATGGGTAAATTTTGATGGGACGCGAGATAGTTCTGGTGCAGTCAGCACAGCAAATACGAATCGTTTCATCCGCGCAAGCGGAAATGTGACAAGTGTTCTTCGTAATGCAGCAGGCAACTACACAATTACATTTACTACTCCAATGAGTGATGGAGATTATGCAGTCATTGGAACTTTTTGCAATAGTTCAACAAGCTCTACAAGCGGAGCTTGGACATTGACTACAAACTCAACTTTTAACAATAGCGGTGCAACAACTGTTTATTCTAATTATGCGTCGGGAGGAACTGGTTTTGATGGAAGTGGTCATGTAGCAATTTTCGGAAACTAATTTTATGCCAACAACAATCGACTCCGCAGGAATTACTTTTAATGATGCAACTTCGCTGACGAGTGCGAATATCGGAACTGCACAACTTGTCAATGGTTCAGTAATCGCATCCAAACTTGCCGCTAACTCTGTTGGTGCAACGCAGATTGCTGATGGTTCAGTCACCGCAGCAAAACTTGGAACTAACGAGCAGAAGCAGATTGCAAAAGCATGGGTGAATTTTGATGGAAATACATCGCCCGGAACAATATCTTCAAGTTTTAATGTTTCAAGCGTTACAAGAAATGCAACCGGAGATTTTACTGTGAATTTTACTACTGCATTGGTTGATGCAAATTATGCTGTTGCAGGAACTGCCAGCGGTGGGATAGGAGCATCAGTAAATCACAGCACTTCGACAGTAAATTCTCTAAGAATATTTGTATATAATAGCAATGGAACGGCTGTTAACCTTGTGGATACCAGTGTAATTATTTTTGGAAACTAATTTTATGTTTATCACCTATCCACAACCAAACGGACAAGTAGCAGTAATCATCCCTACTGGCGATGTAAACAATGCAATCAAAGATGTTCCAGAAGGAGTAGAATACAAAATCGTTGAGTCAGTTGACATTGATAACGAATACTTCAACGCATACGAATTTGACGCTGAATCTGGCGCAAAGGTAAATATTGAGAAGGCTAAAGCTATTCATCTTGATAAGTTTCGTGCTGCTCGCGCTCCCAAACTTGCCAAGCTAGACATTGACTTTATGAAGGCAGTTGAGGCTAACGACGAAACGAAGAAAGCTGAAATTATCGCTGCTAAACAAGCACTCCGCGATGTTACTTTGACTCCGCTTCCAGATGATCTTGCTGGCATTAAAGCAACTTGGCCTGAGATTCTGAATTAAATAAAATTATGCCATACACCAATAAAAAAGCCGATCTTCCAGAGGGATTCATTGACCTTGGGGAAAAAGTTCAATCAATGGAAATGAA